CAGTCGCAAAATGACGTTCTCAGTTATATCCGCTCTGATAAGTTTTCTTAGCGGAATAGCAAACGCTTTTGTGAGCTTTATGTCATGGCTGCATGAGAAAGATCTCGTGCAGTCTGGCATAGCNGAACANAAATTNTTGGATTTGCAGGGTCGTATTAATGCTGCACAAAAAGCTATGGCGATACGTCAAGCTCAACGTGATGTTGATGAGCACAATCCTAATGGCGTCCTGTCAGACGACGGGTACCAGCGCCCTGAATGAATTGGCTTTCTGTGATGGGGTACAGCCAATTTATTGGTCTAAAAAAGACACGACGCTTACTGTTAAGCAGATAAAGGAACTAAATGCCGTCTATAAGGCTACGTGTGTTCCTAGGGGTAAATAATGTCGAAGCTAGAGCTTCAAGATCTTTTGTTATCGGCTCATGATTTATCTACATCATCCAATAACAACTGGTTAAAATTTAAAACAGCTTTTGATGCCTTCACTCAAGCTAAATCGCTAGAGGCAATCTACGCTCCAATAGATAATGCCCATGTCGCTCGTGGACATGCGCAGGCTCTTTTGGAGTTAAAGCGCATGTTCGATGAGTTAGATGAGCGTGTGCGTGTTATTCAAACTTCACGAGCAAAACGCCCGTAGCGCCCTGCCCTACGCGCCAAGGAGAATAAAATGACTGAATTGACCGCTCCAACGGATCGCATTGACCCAAATTTGTCTATACCAGCCGCTGTTCGCAATGCAGCCGCACGATCTGAGGAGCTATTTAAGCAAACTAAAGCCGCAGCCACTGGCGAAGAAGCACCAAAAGAAACAGCACCTGAAGCTCCCCNTGCAGAAACACCCCCAAGTCAGCTTTCTTTCACGCTCGAAGAACCAGAAACAAAAGCAGCTCCTAAAGAAGCACCCAAATCAGATGATTGGGAGCATCGCTATAACTCCATGAAAGGACGTTATGAGCGTGAGCAAACTGAAAAGAGACAACTCGCTGCAGAGATATCTAACCTACATAGGTTAATAGCTGAGCTGCAAGCAGCCCCTACCCCATCAGCAAACTCTGACACACAATTTGAGCGTTTAGTTACGCCAGAAGAAGAAAATGATTACGGCAAAGAGTTTCTTGGCGTTGTCGGTAAGAAAGCTAAAGAAGAATTAATTCCAGAAATTGCACAGCTTAAAGCGCATATCGCACAGTTGGAAGGACGCCTTCAGGGTGTCACTGGTGTNGTTACGCAAGATGCNCGNGAGAAGATGTATTCAACGCTTGATNNGTCTGTTCCNTCGTGGCGCGAAGTGAATAGTAACCCAGAGTTCTTGTCATGGCTAAACTTGCCAGATATGTACTCAGGTGCTATAAGAAAAGAACTGTTGAATGCCGCATTCAATCGCAATGATGCGAACAGAGTTGCCGCATTCTTCAAAGGCTTCATCTCTGATGAGGCGGCTACGAACCCCGCAGTTGCGGTGGCCGGGTCTGATACTTCTTCGGTAGGACATACCGAAACAAAGAAGACCCCGCTCGAAGCATATGCGGCACCGGGCCGAGCCAAGACTGCGGCAGCAAGTGCTCCCGCTGAGAAGCCGTTCTTCACACGCGCGCAAGTATCGCAATTCTACTCAGACGTTAATCGGGGATCATACCGAGGACGTGATGAGGAGAAGCAGCGGATGGAGAATTTAATCTTCTCCGCTCAGCGAGAGGGGCGCATTAAGTCGTAACTCTTCTCTCTTGAGGCCCTAAAATGTCAGTTTTCGGTATTGCTGGTTCTGGCACAACGCCAGTACTCTATCCATCAGGTAGCCCTGCTACGGACTACTCGAATATTGGGTTTATCCCAGAAATTTGGTCAGGCAAGCTGATCGAAAAGTTCTACGCCGCGACTGTTCTCGCTGCGATTTCGAACACCGACCACGAAGATGAAATTCGTAGCATGGGTGATCGCATTAAGATCCGCACCAAGCCTACGATTACCATCAACAACTACCTCGCTGACGGCGATCTGACGCTTGACCGTCCGTCCGGCGGCAACATCGAACTCTACATCAACAAAGGTAAGTACTTCGCTACGATCCTTGATGATGTGTTCGAGATCCAATCGGATCTTAACCTCATGTCAATCTGGGCTGACGATGCGTCAGAGCAGATGAAAATTGCGGTTGATACGGACGTTCTTGCCAACCTCTACAACACGCAGAACTCTGCAAACTACGGTGCTACTGCTGGTCTGATCAGCGGCAACATCAACCTCGGCACCAACGCAGCTCCGCTTGCAACGGTTGGCCGTAACCCAGGCACGGGTCAGATCGAAATTCTCGATGTGCTCCTGCGTCTTGGTCAGGCTCTCGATGAGCAGAACATCCCAGAGACAGGTCGTTGGGTTGTTATGCCAACTTGGGCTGCTACGCAGATCAAGCGTTCGGAACTCCGTCAGGTCTATCTGTCCGGCGACAGCATGACCATGATGCGTAACGGTCGTTTGGGCATGGTTGATCGTTTCACGATCTACGTGTCTAACCTCCTGCCAAACAGCTCCACGTCAGGCAGCATCTTCACTGGCGCTGGCAGCGGCGTGACTGCAGGCACGAACCCACTGTCTTCGGGTAACTACACGATCTACGCTGGTCATGCGCACGGCCTTACCTTCGCATCTCAGATGACGAAAGTTGAGACTGTCCGTTCAGAGCGTACCTTCGGCAACATCTTCCGTGGCCTTCAGGTCTACGGTTATCAGGTGCTTGACGGTAAAGCTCTCGCTCAGGCGGTTATCACGCAAGGCGGCGCATAATAGTTACCTACAAGGGTAACTAACGAGGATCGAGATGGCTACACTGGAAACTGTATCGGATTACGTGACGCAATCACGCATACTGCTACAGGATACAGTGCAGCCATATCGTTATGATGATGAGAGTTTAGTTACGGGCTTAAACTTCGCTTTCTATGAGATCGCAAGAATACGCCCCGACATTCTTATCAACATTACCCTGACACAGAGAGTGGCTCCTCTCACTTCCACAGGCGATGCTGACGTTCCTAACTACAGCGCAGCTTATGAGAGCGATCCAGTCTATCTGCCAGCTATGTATAGAGTTAGCGCCGTGTATTTCATTTGTGGTTGGGCGCAGTTGAGAGACACTGAGGATACGCAAGATACACGCGCTGCAGCATTTATGAATAANTTCACNGCGTCNATGCTAACNCTACCNTCTTGAGGAATGAATGAGCGCTGATTTTGATATCTTAATAAATAGTGTCAGAGCGCGGCTTCCTTCCGCTCTTGATGGTGTTGTGCGTCTTGAGCTTCAAAATGTTATTAAAGATTTTTTGTCTGAATCTAATCTTTATGTAGATACGATCCCAATCAATGTTGTAGTTGGTCAGACTGATTATCCAATTTTCTCAATTAATGGCGTTATCAATCGCCTCATGACTGTCGCTGACAGCTACAATAATCCAGTTCCAAGTAGCCTTGTTCCCCCTACTCTACGGTGCAGGACTTTGTTGTTAGACTAGCAATCAAGCCTTCTACTGCCGTTACATACAATGTTTATGTTGCACTAACTCCCGATCCTAGCGTGCCTGTCGATCAAAGCATCCCAGACTGGGTGATCGCAAAGTACCGCGAAGGATTCGAAGATGGCGTTCTGGCGAGAATGATGACGCAGCCAGCCAAGCCATATTCGAACATGAAACTCGCGGATTATCATGGGCGCAAGTATCGTAAGGCAATTAATCTTGCCCGTAACGAAGCGCTTCATGCTTACAAATTCCGTGGGCAAGGCTGGGGCTTTCCACAAGGTTTTGTCCGTAGCGGACAATATCAACGTATCTAATAGGAGTATCTTACAATGGCTGCTTATAATAAATTCAACCTATTCCCAGAAGATGTTATCCTTGGATATCATAACTTTGGCTCGCATACTTTCAAGGTCATGCTGACCAATACAGCTCCTGTCGCTACTAACCATCTTTATGGTGACATCAGCGCAAATGAGATCTCTTCAGGTAATGGATATACGACGGGTGGCACTACGTCCTCTGTGACGTATTTGAATACGGCTGGTACAGAAAAAGTTACCGCTGGTAATGTGACGTTTACCGCCTCTGGTGGCACAATCGGGCCATTCAGATACGCCGTGTTTTATAATGCAACACAGACATCACCTGCTAAGCCAATGGTTTCATGGTTCGACTACGGCTCGTCAGTAACGCTGAACTCAGGTGAAACATTCACTTGGACGCCTGACGCAGTAAACGGTCTGTTCACAATAGCGTAATTACCTACATAGGTAATAGCGTAGTGATTATAACAATGGGCGCTGGCGATGACATATTATATTTTAAACCGCGTAAAGACGGGAGTTACTGGCACACCAGGAACAGGTGCCGTGACTATCGGAAGCGCGGTTTCAAATTTTCAGACGCCAGCGCAGGCAAATAGCTCACTAACTACAGGCGACACTTTCCCGTATATTTTGGAAGACTGGACAATTCCAGGTTTTGAAATTGGGATCGCCACATATAACTCTGCCGGGACGTTCACGCGTGCTGTTACACAGTCGTATAATGGGTCAACTTATGGCACCACAGCTATAAGTTTGACATCTAATACCATTGTAATGAGTGGCCCGCTTGCTGCGGATCTAATACAGCTAACAAGGCTTTCTATTGCTGCAGGAAAAACATTCACAGCAAGCAATACGCTTACGCTTACGGGAACAGACGGTACTAGTTTTGCTTTCCCATCAAGCTCAGGGACAGTAACTGCTCTAGGGAATGCGGTTACTGGCTCAGGAAATATTGTATTAGCTACGAGCCCTACTCTGGTTACGCCAGCTCTCGGAACTCCTGCTTCGGGTAATTTAACGAATTGCACGTTCCCAACGCTCAATCAAAACACAACAGGTACAGCTGCTAATGTTACTGGCATTGTTGTCGTAGCAAATGGCGGCACTGGTGCAACAACCTTAACTGGTCTTGTAAAAGGCAGTGGCACATCAGCATTTACGGCTGCGACTGCTGGAACGGATTATTTAGCCCCGCCAAGCGGAACGGCTATCTTGAAAGCTAATTCTGGTGGCGCTTTAGCTAACGCTACGGCAGGGACTGATTACGTTGCACCTGGCGGCTCTGCTGGCGCTATTACCGCTACAGGACTGAAAGAAACTAAAACAGCCCCGACAATATCATCGGGTGCAGTTACTTTAGATTGCTCTAGTGGCAATGTGTTTAACATTTCGCTTAGCTCAAGTATTTCATCATTGAGCTTTAGTAATGTTCCCTCAAGCGGCACAGCATATGGTCTAACGCTGTCTCTATCCATCACTGGTTCATTCACAGTGACATGGCCAGC